GGAAAAGATTTAACTATGAGTGGTGGTTTTATAGGAAATACAGGATTATATTGTAATGCAATTTATAACGCTCAATTTGCTCACAATGCTGACCAAAGTTGGGACACTGGAGCTTCCGCTGATGGTTGTATAGAAGGGTGGTTTAAAGCTGATAGTTTTAGTTATCAAGTTTTAGCGCGTTCTTATGGTCCGGGTAAGTGGATGATTTTAATGAACACCAACAACGTAGAATTTTTTGTAACTGATAACAGCAACACTAATACAACTCTTTCTGTTACTCATGGACTAAGCACTGGCAAATGGTTTCACATGGCTTGTGTGGCCGACGGGACATCTCAATTGATGTACATTAATGGTAAACTTGTAGGTTCAAGAACTAAAGGTGCAGGTCTAAAGGCTGAAACTAATGGTTGGGCATTAAGTTCAAATCCCGGTTCTTCTGCATATGAATTTAGTGGTTATATACATCAGTTTCGTGTATGGAAAGAAGCACGAACGGTTTCTGAAATACGAAATAATATGTTTAAAACAGCCCCAACTGACAGTAATTCTAAATTAGCTGCTAATATTAATTTTATAGATGGAGGTTCAGGTGGTACGGTTACAGACGCAGCAGGAAATGGTAATGGTACATTATACAAAGAGGATGGTGGTAGTCATACTGCTACAACAGATGCAGCAGCTTGGACAGGAGCAGCAACATTCGTGGATGGTACTTCTACTGTTGATTTTACTGGTAATGGTGAATGGGCTATATCTGATTATACTACAAACTATTACAATGTTAAGGTTGCTGCATCTGGTAAAACTACAACTATAAGAAGTGTAGGAGGCAGTGAAAGAAGACCAAGAATTACTAACTTATTAACTCACGGTGGAGGAACACTAACCGATATAAACAATGCAGATATAACATTCCACGGCACTGGTACACATACTGCGGGAGCAGATTTATCAAACTTATACATTACTTATTGGCCTAGCTCTACAGATATACCCGGTGGTACTTATCAATATTTAATTACACAACACAATGATTTATCATGTACTGGAGATATAAATTGTGGTGGATATTTCGCAGTAAGTAGTAATGACGGGTTTGATTTAAAAGATAATACACTAACAACAGGTCGTATGATATTGTATGCAAACAGTACTTATAATATGGATGCAGGTAGTTTAATATTTGACTCTACAAGTGGTATGACAGGAGACTATGCTGGAAGAACATTTACAGCAGGCCCCGGTGCTACAATTAGTGGAGTAGCAGCAAAGTCTGGTTTCTTTTCAGATAATAATTATGTAGTAGTAGGTAATATTGAAAACTTAGATGTTTCAAACGAAGAACTTAAAGTAACTGGGTTAGTCACTAATTGTATTGGTCCTATACATCAATATTTCCCAACAATTGACCACGACCAACAAATAGATGCAGATACTGCTGACGACAGAGATATACAATTACACGGTGATAAATTAGATAGAAATACGGAGTTGATTAACTCTTAAGGAAAGGTTTATATATGGCTGAAACGGATAAAGAACTATTGATTCGCATAGACGAACGCGTCAAGACCATTTATAATAGAATGGATAAATTCGAAACTCTCTTTACGAATCACTTAGCTCACCATGAAATGTGGGAAGAAGATATAAAAAGACAAGTGCGATGGCTTGTTGGTGTAGCACTCAGTGCTGCCACAGGTGTAGGCGCATGGGGGATGATGTAATGGCAATAACAAGTATAACAACATTAGCCGGACTGAGAGACCGAATACGCCTCATGGCTGGTATTAATCAAGAAGAACTAGATAATGATACTCTAGACATACTCATAAGTGTAGCAACTGAGTGGTTTAAGGAACAAATTGGCACAGACTATAACGTAGCTACAGCTGATGCAGCATATGATAATGCAGTTATGTATTATTCTTGTTACCTAGCCTCTATTGCCCAAAACGGAATGGGTATAGAACGTATTCAAGTAGGTGATTTAGCTGTTTATTATGAAGGTGACCAATTTATACACTTTAAAGAATTAGCAGAACAACAATTAGTGATGAAACAAAGTCTCAGCATTAAAACTACAACTTATAATGCAGACCCATATCTTGGACAAGTTAATTGGGATGAGAACGTTACTGGTGTTAACTCTACTAAAGATATGTATCCAAGGCCAAGAGGTACGGGAGGAGATTAATGCCGGGTCTTATTGGTTCACAAGGGGTTCGTCCGGGCGCCTTGAATATGAACCGTGTGTTTAGAGCTTTACGCTATCGCAGTGAACAAGCTCAATATGTAACATACCATAGACCTACCATTTATAAAACAGATGATTACGGAGTACCTTCAGGAACTATTGGTTCAAACGAGATATTAGTACCTGATTTACCTGCAATAATTAGACCAGCTATAACTGCAGATTATTCAGAAGAACGTTTAGGTAGTAATATAATAGGTGCAGCTCGTATTTATACCCCAAATATAACTACTATAAAAAACTATGCTAATTTTGACCAAGATAATAATACTGATTTTAATGAGATAGAAGGATGGGATAGATTAATTACAAATTACAGAACTATTTTTAACCCACCAACATCAGGCACAGCTAATTGGACTACTACCAATGGTGCAATTACTTCTGACGGAGAATCAGTTACCAATACTCTAACAGCGAACGGACAATTATTATATACTGCTACTTCTAAAAATGCTTTAGAAGCAGACAGGATTAGATTTAAAATAAAAACTAATTTTACACTTACATTAACTGACTTCAAAGCTACTAATATTAGTAATCAGGTATTAACTTATTCACCCACAGCGCTAACAGTACCTAGTGGTTCATGGTTGACTATAGATGTTCCCTATCTTTCAGGAAGCAGCGCAACTAGTGTATACCGTGATGGAACACGTTATGCAACAACTATAGCAGGAACATATGATTACGAAAAGAATTTGAAATTATTTGAATTAAACTACACTGGATTTACAGGTGTAACAAACACACTACAAATCAAAGAAGTAGAGTTCTACAAGTCAGTATCATGGCACGTACATTCCCTCAAAGACATGACAGATGGTTATATAATTTTTAATTGTGTCAGAACAAAAGGACGCTATGATTCTAGAAGGAGGGCTTACGAATAATGCCAGTTGACCATTTGAATATAGTCGAAAGGAAACTAATCGACAACTTACGAACCGGTACTTACAACACAGCAGCAGGCACTGCTAATGCATGGTCTGCTTCAGACGTTACAGTTTTTGGACAATTCCCTACAACGACAGAGGTACAATATCCTGCTATCGTTAGCGAGATGAATGCAAATGGCCTTGAAACTCAGTTCATGGGCCAGAACATCACTTTCGGGGGGAGCGATACTGCGGCAAAAGGGGAGCTCTATGGAGTAGCATTTAAGATACATATAGCGGTAGATAGAGCAAGCACTATTACGG